GTTAACCCTTGAATAAATCCACTTGATTGTGCATCCGATAATAAAATATATTCCGAACCACTTTGTACTTTTAATTTTGCATCAGAGAATCCATTTTGTGGTAAGTTATCTCTTAGTATGATTTCATTCACACCATCTATACGGATAGCTTGTACCTCTAACGTTTTATCATCTTTATTTTTGATAATAGTACCTCTATAAGGTCTAATCTCAAAGTTTACACCACCCTTACCATCTTGAGTTCTAGTGATTACCACATCATCAGATACACCCTCAACCTCACCGGTAAATCTAATATATTGTACAGTAATATCATTTCTGGAACCAGTAAAATCAGCAACAGTTAATATTGGAGATAGAGTTTCATATCCACTCATTAAACCAGGATACTGACCACCTACATATTCCGATGATAAAATCAAATCACCAAACTCATCATATGCACCAGATGTATATGTAATTGAACCAGTAACCAAAGTTGTTTCCACATCAAATGTAATTGTTGTAGGTGGCAATGGATTTGATGGTGCGGATGCTGAATCAAATGAGAAATATAAATTGTTAGGTGTAATTGTAATATCTTTATTAAAAAGATTTAAATTTCCACCATCAAATGTTTTTGTATCCTCAACTAATACTGGTATGTAATTGTTATTGATATCATAGAATTCAAATCTATAATCAAATGTTTCGGTTTGTAATGTTTTTGGTACTTGTTGTATAAATGTAATTTCATCAGGAGAAAACGATGTTTCCTGTGATGCTTTTAAACTTACATTATTAATGTACCAATCAGCTCCATCGACTTCAAAATATAACTTTGCATCATCAAAATCATCAGCAATTATATTTTCGGTAAAATTTCGTTTTTGTAAAATAGCATTTGAAGATGGTACATTTACAATTGTTTGTGATTTTGGAGTTCCATTTAAAGAACCACTTAAAGTTACTTTTAGGAAATCAGTTGGAGAAACACTACCCTTTTTTAAATTAAAATCTAATGTATATTCTACACCACTCTGAACTGGAAATGATTGTTCAGTAAGAAAATAGTTTCCTTCAGTTGAGTTTAACTTAGCTGAATTGTATAGGAATCCAGTGTTTAGTTCTACTGAAATATCATTTGATGAGGTCATCCAATATTGTGATAACACATCTTGTGTAAACGTACCATAACTAATTTCATTAGCTTCGGTAGTTTCTATATCTCTTAATAACTCATTTGATTCTAATTGTATTTCTTGTACAAACTCATAATCGGTTAAGTTTGATTGAGAACGTCTATATACTTTTACCCTTGCAGCATCACCAACTACTGTTTTCATATCAGTAATACTAATCTTAGCGAATGAACCAGTAAGTGCGGTTGCTAAATCAGATACACCTTCTATATAATTAAATGATGTAGTATAACTTTCATTTGAAAAAGGTGCTACAATTCCATTAGGTGCATATGGCGGTGAAACTATTACTTCAGTTTCACTTACAACATCTAATACAATTGGATTATAATCAATATTATCAAATGAGATTTGGTTACCATCAATTGAACCAGTCCAATTAGAGCCATTACTAACATTTAATCTATATGATGTTGGTAGAGAAAATTCGGTTAATGAAGTACCAGCAGTTGGTGCTAATGGGATACCATTAACATTACCAATCTGAGTTACTAAGTTTGCATTGTTATTAAAAATTGGTTTATTAATCTCAGCAATATTAATTTGAGGTCTTTTAAAGAATCTAACTCTATCCTCATTAGAAAGTATTTTATTGATTTGGAATGTACGTTCCCACTTAACATTGTATGTACCTTTCCATTGTGGTGGTATATCTCGTATAACACCATTATCATCATACTTTTTAAGTTCACCTAATATAGTGATTTTACCTAATCCAATTGGTGTATCGTTATATACATAAACTGCGATTAATGATGATATACCCTCATAGTATTCTGGAATACCTTTTGCTGGTTCATAGAATATAGGATTTCCCGCTACATCTAAAATCTCTATTTTTATTTCAGTAGTTTCTTTTAGGTATTCAGAACCCTCAATAAGAAACCCATTTTTACCACCAGTAAATGTATCTTTAAATTCAGTTATTCTAAAATAATCTGAATTGGGATTATCATCTACAATTAATGTTTGAAATGATGATAAGTTTTGTTCTGGTGAGTACTTTTTAATTCTTGCCATTTACCAATTGCCTATTAGTGTTTCTCACTATAAATATTCCACTTTTTAGAATGTGAATACTTATACTAAAGAAAACTAAAGAAAACTAAAGAAATGGATAAAAAGTATGCAATGTTACAAATTGATAAAGAAGTACACCAATTATTAAAGTCTTTTTGTAAGGATAAGGGGTATAAGATGAATGGGTTAGTAGAAAGTTTGATTAAAGAAAAAGTATCCCCTAACCAAACTCTACCAACTAATGTTTTAAGGTCTAAGTAACTGCTCTACCTTTCATTTGTTCCCAATCTCTATTCTTTCTCACCACATCGTTTTTTCGATTTGTGGCCATTAACATAGTTGGATACAATCCCAACTCTTCCCCCATATGGATTAATGCTTTAACATCTTTTGGAAAACAATGTCCCCCATATCCAAAATCCCCATCAGGTCCAGGCACATTCCAATGTGATTTACCTAATCTCTCATCAAAGGTTGCGTATTCTACTACCTTATCATAATCGATATCTAACTTATCACATATCTGATACATTTCATTTGCAAAAGATACTTTGGTTGCCAAGAATGAGTTAGTAAGATACTTTACCATTTCAGCGTGAGTTGAATCGGTTTTTACAATATGCGCCGTTGGAAATACCTTTGAAAATACTTGCTTTAAAGTAGTAGTACTTGGTCTTGGTCCCCCTAAGATTATTCTACTTTGATTATCATAATCCTTTACCGCATTTCGTTCCGTTAAGAACTCAGGATTAAATACAATTTGCAATGATGGATATTTCTTATTAAAAGATTCAGTTGTACCAGGTGGAATTGTTGATTTAATTACAACAGTATTTGTAACACCAAAATCAAAACATCGTTTGATTGCCGCATCTACCAAACTGATATTACAACTACCATCATCTGAATTCATTGGGGTTGGTAAACATACAAATACAATACCATTATCTAATGTTTCTTGCTCAGTTGAATTACATTTAGATGAATCTAAATCGTATGTATTAATTTCATAATAATTTTTAAATTTCTGATAAACTGCGTTACCAACAAAACCTTGTCCAATTATTCCTATCATAATTTAGTATTTAATATTACTGAATCCATTTACTTTTTTGATTTCCATCAAAGTATCCACCACATCTCTCATTGAATCAATGTGTGAGATAATCATCACAAAATCAAATTGAGTTTTTAGATAAGCGAACAACATATACAATGATGTAAGGTTTTCGTTATCCAAAGTACCAAACCCTTCATCTACAACTAAGAAGTTAGGACGGGGTAGGTTACATACATTGATTAGAGCGATTCTAATTGCTAATCCACTAATGAACCTCTCCATACCACTACACATCTCCAAACTCCATTTCTGGTCATCGTAAACGATGTTAGCGTTGATGTTCTTTCCATCCATTTCTAATTGTAATCCAAACTCTACGATTTGACCTAAGATGTTATTTACTTCACCTTCAATCATTGGAAGTGCCTTTGAAATCAATTCGTATGATACACCATCTTTACCCAAAGCGTTTAGGTAATATTCATATAATGTAAATTGCTCTTCTAACTTTGCAACTTCTATGATTCGTTCCTCAATAGTTTGTTTCTGGTTTGTTAGGGATGATACTTCACCATTTAGTTTAAGAATAATTTGATTTGCTTTTTCTAAATTTTTCTTAGAAGTAGCAAGATTACTCCTCACATCTGTAATTTCAATTCTGAGTTCTTTGTTTGTTTGGATTTGCTTTTCGTTTTCCAAATAATCCTCAATTAACTGCTTAACTTGATAAACTTCGTTCTCCAACTTAACTTCTTGAGTTTCGAATGTTGATAACTTGTTGATAAGTATGTTAATATCTTTACTTACTTTTTCTTCATCATTCTTTAGTTTGTTAAGAGTTTCACTTAACTCTTTGTATTTTTTACGAGTATCAATTGCAAGAAGTAAACCATTCTTCTCCTCAAACTTAACTTTCTTATCAACTGATATAACTTCTAAATCAGCATCAACACCAACTTTAGCATCAATGATAGATTCTGAGTTCTCCATACAAACCTCACAATCTTTATTATATTTGTGAGTATTCAAATGAACCATTCGTTCTAATAGGGAATCCTCTTTGATTTTTATCTTATCCAACTCATTATCTAAATCTTTTAAATCAGAAATGTATTGGTTGTATAGTTTGTATTCTTTGGTAATTGTATCCTCATCCATAGAATCAATTTTATCCTCCAATTCAATTTGAGTTGCTTCTAAAGAATCAATTCTGCTTTGAGTTACGTTTCGATGTTCCTCTAAATCAGTTAGTGATTTCTCTAACTTTGATTGTTTAGTTTCCAATTCAGCTAAAGAGTAATTATCTGATTTAACTTTTACAATCTTTTCATTAAGTGAAATTAATTTCTGGTTGTAAGTATCCACTTGATTATTAGTAGTAGATAGATTTATTTCTTCTAACTGATATTCAACCTGCTTAGACTTTAAACCAACTTCAATATCAGCTAACTTCTGAGTGAAATCATCTTGTTTAAATTTACGGATGAGTGAAGCGTTATCTCTATTTTCATCTTGAGCAAATGTGTATAGTTTATCAAATACATCAACACCCATAAATTGGGCAAGGATTTCCTTTCTTTCACTTTGAGATTTATCAATGAATAACGAATTATTTCCTTGTAACGATAGAGTAGTAAGAACAAAATCATCATAGGTACCCAAATATTGTTGAATATTTGTATTAGTTTCTCTCCTTTGCTCTCCGTTCAAAGAAGTGATACCACCATCATCTTCTTTCCAAAAGGAAACATCGACTTTTAGGTTTTTACCTTTATTGATTAATTTTGCTCTTCTCTCTATATAATAATCAACACCTTCAATCTGAAAATGTAGTTTACAATAGAAGTTATTTTTTCTATTGTTTAGTACGTTCTTTGCTACATAAGTTCTACTAGTCTTATCAAAAATACAAAATGAAATTGCATCGAATAAAGATGATTTACCACTTGCGTTTGGCGCAAAGATACCAACCATCCCATTTACGTTATCAAATTTAATTTTATTATTTTCACCATATGAGAACATATTAGAAAATTCAAATGTCTTTGGTACCCATTGAATGTTTGGAGTAACATCATCATCTACTAACTTTGAATTCATTTCTCTATTGATTTGTTTAATCTTATCAATAGTATCATCATCAGCATGATACTGTCTTTCCAAATAATCTTTAATCAATTCGTTTTGGAATTCAACGTCTCTCACATTTCCGATTGCTAACTTATCATCAAAGTTACCAGTCTTTTGTTTAGATAACGTATCCATACGTGTAACAGTAAATTCCTCTACTTTATACTTTTTCTTAATCTCAGTTAGTGCTCTCTTAATCTGAGTTGGGTCTGTATTTGAAATTCTAACTCTTAATCTTGGTTTCTTAGGCATATTGGTAACAATAGGAACTACCCCATTGTGTACATCCAACGTATAGAATCCATAATCGTTTTTAATATCAAACTCTTCGAAAGTTCTACTTTCAACATCCCATAATAAGTAACCATGTTTATCTAAAGCTTCTCCGTGGTTTTGTTGAATCATTGAACCAGCATATGCTATGGTTGGTGAACCCAATGTTTGTCTTTTATGAATATCACCTAACATCACCATATCAAATCCCTCAAACATATCAGTTGTGAATGAATTCGATGATACAGTGTAACCGATATCAGTTTCTGCTAAGTTAACAGGTCCATGGAATAAACATATTGTATTTTCCCCATCTACCAATTCTGCCTTTGGCCAGTTCTCTTTATTATCGAGTATCGAATATACCACAAAAGTAAGATTATGGAAGGGATAGATACCAGTATCTCTAAGGTAATGTATTCTATCATTATTTAAGTTTTCTACGATTGGAGTCAATACATCCAATCTATAATTGTTATTTAAGTTACAATCGTGATTACCAGTAATTAAGAATGTGTGTTTTCTATTTGCACATTCAGTTAGGAACCAACTGATTTCTCTAACCAACTCAGGACTCATCTCCGTTTTAGCATGGGCAATATCACCAGCTAAATAGATAACTGAATTTTCAATATTATCTTTATCTACGTTGTTTAAGAATTTTTGGAATACTTCTTTATATTCCTTATGTCTTTTTAAATTACGGATGTGTAAATCCGCTAAATGGTAAATCTTTTCTACCTTCATATATTATTTAATTTAGATAGGATTAAATCATCCCAACCACTTTCTTTGGTTTCTTTTAATAAACTATTCACTTCATCAAATCCCATATCACCAGCATCTTCACCATCAGGTATAATGTTGGTTACCTTTATTCCATTTTGAATAAAGAAGGTTGCATGTTTTGTTGAATCTTCAATTGCATCTGAATCTAGAAGTATTTTTATTTCCTTTACTCCCTTTTCAAATATCTTTGCTTTTAATGTTTTAGGTAGAAACTTACCTAAAATTGGTATTACATTTCGTTTTACTGAAAATGAATCAAATACCCCTTCTACTAATGTGATAGGTTCATTCCAATTAATTTGATTATCAAATACAACCACATCCCTACTAACAGGTGGGTTTTTGTATTTAAATTTACTATCTTCATAATACGAACGTGCTACAAAGTAGTTTAACTCACCTTCTTCACTATATGATGGAATTATAGTTCTACCACCATAAATACCATCCTCACAATATCCGATGTTATGTTTCAATATTTCATCCATAGTAATACCCCTTTTATAAAGATATCCCAATGCTTGATTGTATGCAAAGTCTATTGATTTTGGCTTTTTATGTAGTGATTTAAATTCGTTCGGAAGTCTAAGTTGTACTTTTTCTACCTCGCTACCATTCTTAGTAGGGGTGTACTCTCCGTAGATAGAAACAATTTTTGATAAATCACTCCTATCTACATTTAACTTTCTTAGAAGTGATTGAATACTTCTTCCTTTAGAATCACATACCCAACAATGCCAATATTGAGTTTCTAAATTTATTTGTAGTTTCTTCTTATGATGATGACAAAAAGGACAATGGTGTGCCTGTTCGTTTCCCTTCATAGATGAACCCACACCTAATGTAGAATCCAATACATTTATAACAACTAATTTATTTCTTGCGGAGAGCATTAAATTATATTTTGTGTAAATATACGAAATTTATTTGGATTTACCAAATTATCCCATTTGAGAATCGGATACGGCAAATAAGAATTCACCCAGTCTCTTTACTTGAGATATAGTTTGCGTATCAACATTACGTTGCTCCATTTGATTTACCAAATCTTTGATTGATTTAACGGCTATTTTCAAACCATCATCTTTTGCATTTAAGTTATTTGGATTAATACCATATGCAATTGCTACTTGTTCTAAATTCATAATATTATTTTTAGTGTATATACATTTAATAAACAAATATACGAATAATATTTTAATTATCCAAATCTTTTCTATAAAATTTTCCACTAATGTTTCCATTCAGGCAATTTTCATCTGAAAGGACATCATATTTAAACATCCAATATACTTCGTAATATGATAGGGATTTTTTTGAATAGCAGAATTGTAATACACTTCGTTTGAACTCATCACTCTTACCTTCGGTAATTTGTTCTTTAATCCACTCATTGGATGAGTAGTATTTTTCCCAATCTGATGATTTGCGAACTTTTTTCTTTTTAGGTAGTGAACCTCTAATACCATCTAACTTTCGTTGTTCTTTGATACGAGCTAACTCTCTAACTCCGATTTTTACATTTCGGACACTTTCTAAGGATTTCTTACCAATGTAATATTTGCCAGTAGGGATATGTTCTATCATATAGATAAATCCTATGGCACTCTCAGGTATAACATCTTCGGTAACATCGTTACCATTCCATAACCAATTTGACATTAACTCTTATTTAAATGAATCGGAATAAGGTTTTGTTGGATTGTGCCCAGCACCTCCATTACCTAATTCTCTACCACCAGATTTTTTGATTGCTTGTTCATCTTTTGATAAATCCAATCCACCATCAGCTTCTAATGGAGTTTTATCTCCACCATTAGTGTTTGCTTTTGATGATGCAGGTGGTGTTTGTTTTAATCTTTCTTCTAAAGTCATAATTATTCTCCTTTGTGTATATAAATATCAATTAAGTATCGAAACGAACAATAAAGTTCAATGGATAATCAGGTAATGATTTAATCGGTTTCGGTAACTTACATACTGCAACCATATTCAATTCGTTATCATATAAACCTATCGTTGTAATAAATGGTGCTAAATAAGAACCAGTAGTATCAACTGAAGATGAATAATCATAATCACCAAATCCACCAAATTTAGTTGGCTCGATTGTAGATTGAATTGTTTTTAATTTTATTTTATTTGTACCATCATATGCTGATGGGTTTTGTGAAATGTTAAATTCATTTTCGTTTACCGATAAGAATATTTCATTTTCATAAATTGTCATTGTAGAACGATATGATAAATCAAATGTTTCAATTGTAGTATCTTCCACAATACCATCAGTAAGAACTAATAATCCCCTATCATAAAATACGTTACCTTTATGATTACTAGCCGAATCTATTAGATTTGAGTTACCATCATCGGTTACAGTAATAGCACCATATTCTAATTCAACAGAACCTATCTTTAACCCTTCACCATATTTTTGTTGTGGAATTGATATCACACCAATAGTATCACCAATTACTCTCTCATCGGTAGATGCATAAGATTTTCTCTTACCAACTTCCGTTAAGATTGATGAGGTTGCGGGGTTTAGATAGAACTGTGATTTTATTGAATCATATAAAGTTCTTTTAGATGTACCATCTGAATTTGTATCATCCGTATCTACATCATACAAATCAGTTTGTAGTGTTCCATATAGTGGCGTAATAGTACTTTCATCCACAGCCCACTCTTTGTAAACTTTGAACGGTCTAACTACTACATCTGATTTTGGTATTTCTTTAATCATCTAAATAATATACTTTAATATAAATATCTATGAAACAAAAAACCCCCCAATTAAGGGGGGTTTCATTTAGAGTTTATACTTTTATGTGTTTATTAAAATGAAAGTTTAACTTTTATTAATACTTCTTTATCAAATGATTTGTTTATGGGTTGAGAAGTTTTAGCTACTGCTATCAATTCGTTTGAAGTATTTAATAAACCAACAGTTGTAATGTACGTTTGTGGGTCAGTATTAAATGTTGTTTCTGCGAAAGTTCCATCTGCGGCTGTGTATGTTGGGTTGTTTGAATAGTTAAATTCTCTATTCGTTGCTCTTACGAAGAAATGTTGTGTTGATACATTTTCAGTTCTTCTAGCTTGGAAATCAGAACCATTATCAATTGCTTGAATCAATGTTTTATGATTTTGAGTATCAGCTACAACAGTCTCAACACCTAACAAAGATTCAGATGCTCCTCCGAATGGTTTTACAGTTCCAACAGTTTCTGCTAATGCAGTTGGGTTGAAGATTATAATACCTCTATCTGGATAGAACAATCCATATCCCTTTCCGTTTGCATCAGTAGTAGATGCAACAGTTGCTTCGTTTTCAGTACCTAAGTTAAGTGAACCACTTACTACTTTAAATACTCTACCAGCTTTACCTAATGTATCTCCGAATTTCTTACCACTATCATCAATGAAAGTAAAAGTACCATTAGAACCACTTAATTGGATTGACCAGTTTCCGGCATCCATCTTTTCTCTGTATCTAGCTCTATTTACATTAATAGCGTAGATTGAGTTTGAATCTTCAAATACGTTAGCCGTAGAAGTTTCAAAAGAGAATTTATCATCAGTAGGGTCTAACAATACCGATTTGTATTGTGCGTAAGTTGCTTTTGTAGGAAGTAGTGCATCATCAGAAGTTTCTAATGAAACAGAACCACTTCCATTAACATGCCCATATGCTACTGCAAATTGAGCTTCAGCCGTTGCATCAGTTCGTGGGTCGGTACTATACACATCATAATAGTAATTTCCACTTTGAGCAACTTGCGTTGATGAGGTATAAGCGGCAGTTAAAGAACCAACATCACCAGTCCAAAGACCCGTTGTTACTACTTCTACTTTAGCGTTTACTTTATCAAATTCACCGAATTGTTTGTACACTCCAGTTGTTACTCCAGCGCCAGATTGTAATTGTTGTCCAGCAGGTAATGCGGAGTTTATGATTGCAACTATATCGTTCGTATCAAAAGTTCCAGTTGATGCTAAATCAGCGATTCTTGCTGCTACGTTTGGGTCGTTTATTAATGCCATATCTTATTTCCTTTATGCTCTATATGTTATAGTTACCGGAATGGTTTGTGCTCCACCCGTTTCGTTACCATAGACCGTAATAGTTGTTGATACATTAGATGTTAACGCTGGATTTGGAGTGAAGTTAAATCCTAAACCACTTACCACTTGTGCGGTAGTTGTGATTTCTTCTCCTAAGAAAACAGGAACCGAACCGGCTGCTGTTGCTCCTTGCGTTACTGATAATGTACCAGCTCTCTGGTCTGCCAATACAACAGTGTATCCAGCTGAAGAGTTACCAGCAGGTGAAGTAGTTGGAGTCATTGCAACTCCTCCTTCATCTTGATAAGCTCCAATAGATGGAATTCCTAATGCTACGATTGGAATTTGTGTTGTACCTTTCGGTAGTGTAACTAATTTGTATCTTAATACTTGTGTTTCATCAGGACTTGCTTCCATTATAGGAATTGCCTTAATTGCCGAATCATAATATGCACTTCCCTTCGGATGTGCTGGTTCGTATAATGTATAATCAATCTCATCATCACCCAATGCGAACTTGGAAATGTTCAAAGACTGACCCGATGCCAATTTCTGTCTACCTTTTTTGGTCAGAATGGCATCTACTGTAATCGATGTGTTGTTTAAATATCCCATAATTTTTTATTACCCTATTGATATACTAATAAATATAACATTTTAAAAAATAAATTAATCTACCTGTAAGATTGGTTCTCCACTACCTCTACCAGTATCAGCAACTCTTAGAATATTAGGATTTGTGGTAAATACTTCTACCGGTGATAATCCATCTGGAGTTGTTGATGTAGTTTGCTTTGAACCTTCAAAGAATGAATTCTTCATACCTTGCGATAAATTGTTTTTGTAACGATAGTGTGTAGGGAAGTATCCAGACAAAGGAGTTACTTCTACTACATCATTTCCAACCGATGGTGCCGAACCACCATATGGTAGTTTAGATACTTTGTATTTGTATTTAGTCACATCTACATTCTCATACTTAACAGCTTCATTATTTGAAGTTGCGGGGTATCCTTCGGTTTGTGTTAATATTGTTTCTACATAAGATTGTTTAATTAAATAAATATCTTCTCTTGATGCGGTTAGGTTACCAAATATATCTAATTTAGTAACAACACCAGTTGTTATTGGTGCGTATAATCCAAACCCAGCATTAGCAAGTGAATCTCGCTCCATTCCGATTTGTTGGAATGTACTTTCATCAACCATTGCACTTAACTTACCACCAGATGGAACTTCTATATGTGAAACGTATGATGGATACTCACCGTTTAATACAATTGTATCTTCGGTAGTTATATCAGCATTGTAGAATGGTGTTGTTGATGTAATATTAATCGTATCATCACCATCAATGTTTGCATCATAGTTATCATATTGAAATGATAATTCTACATTAGAATCAGCATCTAACTCAGCTGAGAATTGATTGTTATCACCTGATAATACTATATCATTAATATCGATAGAAGTTTCATGGTCACCCCTTTCAGAACTAGCCGGCTTCCATTGTGTTTTACTTCTTTCTAAATAATGTGGTTCAATTAGTAAACCTTTAGATACTTTTGCTCTAGCTGGAACTAAATCTTCTAATACATCAAATAATGATTTATCAATTGTTCTAACCAATCGTATGTATTCATAGATATCTCTATTTACCCTTTGGAAATAGTAATTTCTAAGTGTACCTAATTCAGAATAGTTATCTTTAAATTCATCAGATGGGTCTCCAATATAGTTATCTATATTAAAATTACCAAATGATTTAAGAATATCCATATTCAACTCTTTCATAGGTGAGAAGAATAATCCTAACCTAGATGAATCAATTGGTGCTCTATCAAATGCCTTTTTTGTTGCTCTAACTCTATGTGATAAATCACCAACTAAAGTTTGAGTTTCAAATCTAATTTTATCTGAGGAGTTAAATCCTAATGATGGTACTTTAGCAGTTACAGTTCTATCATACATCGTATGATTGTATGGATACTCAGTTATAGATGGGAATGAATCAGCTGCGCCATTTGTTACACCATACTCAGTACTAATAGCTACGTTTTTAATATCCATATCTACTGCTCTATTCTTTGGATATTCAAAATCATAACGTACTAACAAATCTTCAGTAGATGATGTGTACGAATTACCAACAGTTGAATCAGGCATAAGAGTATGTGTTTCAATAACACTATCTTCTAATGGCTGTTTCCATAATCTGAATTCATCAACCTTACCTACCATCTCATAACCTAATGATACTATAAATGCAGAACCAGTATCCCAACCATTATCACCAGCTATACTCATAACATCAGTAGATACGTTAGTCCTAATTCTACCACTAAATGCCTCTTTGGCTATTATTTGGAATTGTGAATATGAACCTACTACTTCTCTGTTAATAACAATTTGAGTATATTCTTCATTGAATATATTAAATGGTTCAGTTGATGATGAATGTACATTACCGGTTGAACTTTCAGATACAAATAAATCAATTGTACCAAATGAACCAGTTGTATTAGTAATACCAACTCTCCATAGTGGAGTAGAAACTACGTTATTAGAACCTTTTAATATATTATAGTTTGCAGGTGTTTGTAGATTTACAGTCATTTCAACTGCATTTGGATACGAACCATCTACTTCCTTCCATTGAGTATTTATTGATTCACCACTATTGGTAAAGTTTATAGCAGATGTCCTATCATCAAATGTAAAATCTTGCGTACCACCATCAGTTGGGTCAGTTGGACCACCAAACTCCATTATAGTAAGTAATGAATTTGGAATACCATAACAAGCCATTACAGCTTTTAAAGAACGAGAAGTACCTTTATGTTTTAATATATAAGGTAGGTTATTTAATATCCTTCTCCAAACTTCTTCGTTTGCTGATTTTAATGATTGTGTATATTTTTGAGTACCATCTTTATATTGCCCAAATGCGTATTCCCAAAGGTATTGTGAATCGTAAGCTTTTTTGCCATCCCAACCTAATGATTCCAACATAGAATACATCAAATCATTTGAGAATCCTAAGTTAGCTTTATGTTGAGGTGATTTAAGTTTAGTTAATCCATTTACATATGCCCATATAATATCGTAGTGTTGTCCTACCATATCCATAAACAACATAAAGTCCTCATTTTGATAATCCTCTTTAATAAATTCTGGAAGATTATTATTAAGATAGTTTACATTGTTTCTATCATACTTAGCTGCAGTTGTAGTTGATGAATTGTACCAAGCTATTGATTCGGAATCCGATGTAGCTTTAATTACATTACCACTTTTTGGATATGATAACGAATCACTATATTGTGTATCAGTATATAACCACTTTTCAAAACCATCAAAGGTTCCAATTAAATCGTTTATTTTTGTTAATTGAGCTGCTGATTCTATTCGTGATGTAGCCGTTATAGATAATGCATCTAATTGTAAGTTATCGGAACCTTCTGTTATTATAGTATAACCATCATAAGCCCCACCTTCAGCAAGTACAAATCCTAATTGAACTGTATTTGTAGTTAGTTCGTTATATTTTGATTGATACGATTCTAATAATTGAATCTTATACCAAAAGTTTTTGATTCTTTCTTCAGATGAACCGAAGTGTGTGAAGTTCTCAAACAAATAGACTGAACCACTGGCATATTGTATATTTAATTTTTCAGTATCAATTCCAGTCTTACTAACATATTGTTGTATTAATGAAGTTGATGTAGTTGAACCATTTGCAACTAAATCATCATACATCTGATATCCGATTCCACTATCTGTTTCTAATTTAAAATTAGGTCCTTGTAGTGGTGGGCAATAATCAATAGTATCGCCAATCAAAGTAATTGTATCAAAAATTGGTTCAGCCTGTAATTTACTAATCCAAATTTTTTGATTAGTTGATACCGATGTTGGTAATGGTTCGTATAATTTAAGAATTAATGAACTATCACCATTTTTAGCTTCTGGGTTTTCAACCAATCCAGTCCATGTAGTAATAACTTTATTATCACCATCACCTAAGTGTAATAAGTGAGTAAGGAATTTTGAATCATCAAATTCACATTTATCAAATTGAGATATAAATCCTTCTGCTATTCTGTTTATAACAACAGAACGAGGTATTTCCAAATCACCCTTATCAAATAGAATATCGATTTCCTCTGCCGGCCCTTGAACGGACTTTTTGGTTGCTAAATTTATAGGAACCAATCGTAGTGGAATTTTTACCTTATCACCATAATCGTTATTGGCATTTCGCTTCTCTCTATTTGTTGGTTTTTTTGCTGTTAATGTAGGAGCTTGTAATGGATATTTATCTAATAGTTCTTTTACATTTAAAGTAATATTACCCTTTGGTCCTAATTCTACATAATCAGTAGAATAACCAACATACATTCTAATAACAGTTGCATCAACCGAATTCCAACTTATATCAAAGTCTACATCATATCCTACAAAATCAGCACCTCTTACTTCTTTTGGATATGTTATCTCTCTAATATCAGGAGTATTAACATATACATCAGAAACTACATTAATTACTAAGTTAATAGCTTGTGATGATATATCTATTGTTTCAGTAGTAGGTTCTGAATTTAGTAAATCCGTTACTGGTGAATCGGTTGGTGAATCTTTTATAAGTAAATCCAAATTTGGATTAACTAATGTACTAAGCCCAGATGTATTTAGAGGCTTTGTTGGAAAATTAAGTTTATTTACAGGCTTAGTTATACTTACGGACGTTTTAGAATTAGTACCACCACCAGTGCCACCACCAGTACCACCAGTACCATTAGACCCATCATCATTGAATCCAAATGTTGTTGTATTTATTGCCGCTACTGCCATTATTAATTTTCTATATGTTTTTTAACTATCATAACTATCACGTCCACCTCCACCTTGTACAACATCTGTTGTGTTTGGTGTTGGTATATTAGTACCTAACATTGGTGTATAATTTACATAGCTAGCTGGTTGTTGTTGTATATTATTCGTTTGAACGATATTTGATACGTTTGGCTTTATTGGTGTTTCTTCTATTATATCAAATATTGGTTTTATTGGTTTTATTGGTTTTATTGGTTTTATTGGAGTTACCACATCATCCTTACCATAATCATTTAAAGAAAATGGAAATATTTCAATATTGTATTTTCCTATGTTATTAAAAACATAATGTGGTATAAGGACTCCAGCCACATCACCTTTTTCCAAATCATCAAATTCTAATATATCATCACCTACTATAATTGTAATTGCCTCTACTGCTGAATTCTTTTTGAATGCAATTGGTACACCTATCTCAGTATTGATGTTATATAATCTACTAGCGTTATCTAATAGTTCAATTACCGGCTTAATTAGTGGGTCTACCTTTGATACAGCCTCTACTTCTATACTAATTGAATAATTAGTTTTTAATGTAAACTCCATTGTTAATGATTCATTATCTTTAGCAACCAATGGTATTTGTTTGCTTAACTCATCATTATAAGTAATTTTAGTTATTCTATATAAAGATAAATCAGATGATGAAATTGTATATTTAGTATTTGATTTATCTGTGTATTCATTTGTTCCCATTGAAGGAAACATATCAGTTGTTGGAAATCCATTCTTTCTTAGTAGAATTGGGTTACCATTTTCAATACCAAATAAACTAATAGTTAATGTTTTTTTAGTAAAAGAATCTACAATTTCATCTCCATTTTTTATTAAATTAAATGTAAGATTTCTACTAGAGCCTTTTACATTTCTAAACAATAATGGTTGTTCAGAATTATTAACATAGTATTTAACTACAATTTCAGTTAGTGATAGATTACCATACCCACTTTCAAATTCGGGTCCTTTTTGTATATTTACACCGTTAGTATTTAAACTTACAACATACTTTTCTTTAGAGGTATATCCATCTTTACCTATTTCTATAATTTGGTCACCCGTTTCTAATAAATCAACTTTAGATATTCTTAGTTGTTTTGGTACAGAACCAATGAAGTTACCATTAAACTTAACACCAGCACCATTAATGTTACATGTAATATTAAGTAGTATATCGTTTGCAATAATAGTTGTCTTAGTTCCACCACCACCAGAATTTCCACCGCCACCAGAATTTCCGCCACCATTATTCAATCTATCGCCACCGTCATTACGAAAATCATCCTGCTCATTTTGAAGGAAATTATTTGTACCTAAAGTGTAATCATCAAATTTTACCATATCTATAAATATTGTTAAATGATATATCTATCACCCCCACGTATACCACCACGTTTTGGTTTTATTGATATTGATTTTGGGTTTGATTTCACTACACTTATTTTTGTTGAGGTTATTGGGTTTGGTACAGAAAATTTGGGTATTTTTATATCTTTAGGTATTACCTTTTTTATTTCCTCATCTAACTGATAATCTTTTATGTATGGTTTATCAGTAGTATCGTTTTTCTTTTTAGTAACATTTACAGTTGCGGGTTTTGCGTTTATTACAACATCACTTTCCCTACGTTGTAATACTTGCCCCACCTTATCATAACTTTCATCAAAAATCTTATCTATTTCAGTTTCAGTTTGAATAGTTCTTTTTGGTAAATAATATTCAATACACTCCACTATTATTCGTTGTGCTACGGTAAATACATCATTCTTTGAGAATGATAAAGATAAAGGTGTACGTTTGGGGTTTCCATAATTATTACTATTAATAGATGAATACCTATTAGAAAACTCATTAAACATTGCCTCATTAAACTTACTATGAATTTTTGTCATCAATCTATCAAATCCAACTATACCAAATTCAGCTACCATTTTTTCATACCACTGTTTAGTATAAATCTTTTTTATAAATGAATCAATTGATGTTGGAGTTATACTTTCAATAAATTTAGGAATGTATGGTACAATATCTTCTCTGAAATCTCTACCATTAACCATTACACCAAATCTTTGAAGTAAATCAGTTTTATCAGCTACATCATTACGAAGAGGTAATAACTTTACTTCAGTTCTGGATGGTGATATTTCTTTAATCCACAATTTTTCATTTGGTGATTCGTAACCAACTCTTTTATTTAATAAAGTAATTTGTGTTTTAAAAATACCATTATCATAACCAGCTTCGTTTATTAATCTTTCTGCATCTATAAAATACTCAGTTGGAAATTGAAATGCTTGGAATTTTGTACCATCAGCGATTAGAAAATAATCTTTAATATTTTCAGAGTTCATTGGTATATATCGAATTAACTCTCCAAATTCACCTTGAGGTAATTGGTTATCATTAACATCATATAAGATAAACTCAATCATATCAGAATCGGTAAATCCAAAGAAAGATTGTAACGTACCCTCTGCGAAGATAGCTCTATCTTTAGATGATATTCGATATCCTTTATCGTCTATTATTTCTTTAAATGTTTTAATTGCCATATTATCCTTTTCTGTTTTTTCTTAGATGTGTTGTAAATATTACACTATCGGTACTTCCATCGGCAAATGTAACTTCAATTTTAAATTGACTACTTTTATGGCTTGTTGCTTTACTAGACCATTTGTCACCAATAAATGCAGATACTCTTTTAGGGTCCATTCCACCAATAACAGTATTATCAAATTTTAATCCATACGTTTCTCCAGATTCAGGTTCTATCGTTGTAGGATATCCCCCTCTTACCTTTAACCACGCAGGTCCACCAGTTACACTAAATTGAATATTTGTTATTGTATTATTAGTAGTAACGTTGTTTACTTCTATTGATACACCAAAATCATCTTCAGGACGTCTATCCCAATGAGATGATGTTCCCTTCATATCAACCGTTGCATCTTCTTCACCACCAATTACCTTTGCAGTAAATAAATTATTAGTACCACTTGTGGCTCCTTCTGCCGCTTGTGCTGCTAATCCAAACAATTGTTCTCTTAATGAAGTATTCTCCTGCAATAATGCTTCATTTCTAGCAGTTAAAGATACTCTTTGAATTGCTTCATTAATTGAGTTCTGAATTGCGTTTGATAAATCTATTGTAGTTTCACCAACTTGTACATTAGCAACCCTAGCTTGTTCTGCTGCTATATTTGCTTTAAGTTTTTCATTATCAGCTAATATCTTTAAACTCTCACTTACAATTTGTAATTCTTGTATTTCGGAGTTTAAGGTAGATACCTCAGTTGTTAATATTTGTACCTCTATTGTTAAATCATTTACAGACTGAGTTACTACATTGTAAACCGAGCGTAATACTGTATCAGGTAATTGTACAGGTCTCTGTGGTATTAGTTCAAATATAGTAGTATCAATTGATTTTTTCAACTCAGTATTATCATACTTCGCTCTAACTAACTTACCACTAATAATCCCACCATCAACCTCATTAGAGGTTATAGAACCAGCTTCACTTAAATTACCATAATTATCACTTGGTATATCCGATAAATCAGGATAGCCCTTTACCATAGGTGATGTTGGTAATGATTTTCGTTTTCTAGCAACACGAATACCTTTCGAATTCTTTTGTGGTAACACAGCTGAACCCGATACTAATATATTTTGAACTTTTTTATCGTTCTTTAAGCCTGAACCCTTTTTCATCTTATCCTATTACACCAAATGTATAATCTTCATCGAAGAATTGTGGAACCCCATCAATAACAACTTTGAATTCTATTTTATATATTCTATCAACTTCCCAATTAGATAAGTTTAACTTAAAATAGTTACCACTATCATCACAACTTAATTTTGTAAAATCACTAAATGGAACGATAACATCATCCGAATGGTAATCTTTGATTTGATAGTATGATGATGTTGGTAAAAATTTACTTATACCATATTGTGCCGTAGATGTAAATGATTTTAATGGATATAAATCTCTACCTATCACTCTCAACTTTGGCGTTGTATTTACCTTATACTCTTTTTTAAAATTTCTAATACCAACTTTAATTTCTTCTGATGTTAGTTCGGTAAGAGAACCTGTTGCAAATGTTACATCATCCCATCCTATTCTTAATTTAGGTTGATGTATTGTATGAGTTTCTTTACTAAATAATTTTAAGATACCATAATCCGTAGAATCAGATTCACTTGCAAATGGTAGTTTAAGTATTAACCCATCGTTTGGTATTGAACCACTAATCCAATCTTCAACGATATCCTTAACATCCATATTAACATCAGATGTTAAGTATTCAAAATTTTGAGTTGCGTAAACTGAATCGTAGAATGTACCACCCAACCCAGCATATGAACCAGTTGATACTTCTGAGAATTCAGCAGTTTGTAACCAACGTTGAATTGTATCACCTTCTCTATTATTCCAAGTTACACCAGCGGTTGATATATCATCAAATCGAGTACCATTTCCCATTTCCCAACTTTGTGAGATTGGATATGCCTCTAATGTAAATTCCAATGGTAGTTCCTCAGAATCAGTTTCTCTCAATATAAGAGTTGCTTCTTCCAATGAAACATCACCACTAACAATACTTTGTGATACCCCATTTAAATCAAATTTAAGGAGTGCTCTTGATACATCTTTAATGTTACCATAATATACCTTACTAACTTCTAATACCTCATCTAAACCAGTGTTTTGGTCAGGTTGTTGTAAGTAAACCGATGCATCCTTTGATGCTGTTAAAAAGTAATACATTATCTAGCTCTTCCTTTTATATCCACATCTGGAAATTTAATTTCAAATACTGAAGGGTCTAAAGATGGATATAAAATCTTATCTTTAATAGCCGCTTCTATGTTGTATGAATTAGGTGCATAATTGTCATGACACTTATTCACAATTTCTAATTTAGGAACCGAACTTACACCATCAACGTTTGCCAATAGTAGTTCTAATTCCGAAATGTTTATGGTATTATTAAATGTCCAATTATTAATATTAAAATAATCTTTCATTTCGTTAATACATTCAGTAACAATTTCACTTTTATTATAGTTCTTTAATGTTACTACCTCAAAGTTAATTCCAATATTGATAATATACCCATCGGAAATATTAACACCATCAGTTAGAACTTTATATTCGTTTAAATATGTTTTTAGGTTTTCCTTAACCGCATTATTTAAGTTTGCTAACTTACCATTGTTATCATATCCTAATAAATAAAGATTGATTGCAAATGGATTATTCTTTTCATTATCATTTGAAGTTTTACCTATTAAGAATTTCTGAAGTTCTTGTTGAACTGATTTTCTATCCGGCTCCTCACTATCAGGCTTATCAACGAATCCCATTACAATATCAGTAAACTCTTGTAGAGCTTTTGGGGAACTTAAAATCGATGATGGTGAGTTATTATCCAACGTACCATCGGCCGTAGCGTAAGCCTTTGCAATTGAACCATATTTGGTTGGCATTGATAATACTCTTATTTGATAATCTTTAGCAGTTACTGCTCTATTCTGAGAACCAAAGTTTGCCAATGCATTCTCTCTAATCTCATCAATAGTATCACCACCCTTACCACCAGTTGCAGGAACTTCGTTATCAACTGCTACGGAGTTTTTAGTTGCCGATACCAACGCTTGCTGATTATCATTGAATGATTGTAAATCTTCTTCAAAATCAATTGAGTTAATTACAGTAAGTGAACCTTTGGGTACATTAGAACTAATACCACCACCAACTAAATACTTAATAGTCATAGTTGTGTTTGATGGTGATGTTCCATATGTTTTTGTTTTCAGAAAGTTAGTTGGGTCAAATGATTCATTTAGCTTACTAATTGAATTAGGTAATCCTAATCCAACATTTTTTAAGTTTGGAATCAGTTGTTCATCGTTTGCCGTTGGGTCACCCGCTCCAAATTGAATAGTAGTTGTACTATCCCCATTTACCTTCTTAACAAATCTACGAGGTGTTTTTATTGTTTTAAGAATATAAGGTACAGTTGTTTTGAATTGATATAAATCAGGGTCATTTATTTCAGTATTTGGGTAATCCTCAAATACCATCTCCTGTCCTAAGTAAGGAACTTCATACCATTTATTTCCATTTGCATCCCTTACATCGTAAATATCAATTACATTAGTTTCACTAAGTTCGATAGTTTGAAATGATTCATATGAACCAAATTCAACTTCTTTAGTTACTACTTCAGCTGAAATAGCCTGAACATATTTCTTAACTAAGTAAAATGTAGTTTCGCCACTTATACTATCAGTTTCATATATACTTATCTCTCTATCAGTATCATCCGAAAAATCAACAACATCTTTTGTTATAAACGTAGTATCTCCATTTGAAACTTGCATACCTTCTTTAATAGTAAGTAAATAAGTTTCATCATAAGTATTAGCACCAGCTATACCAATAGATGGAACTAATTGATAAACCGAAAGTGTTGTTACTGCGGGTGATGTTACCTTTGGTTGATATCCTAAATATTGTGAAAGTGCAATTACATTTTCAATATCTTCAGCATGAACCATTAAAGATTCCTTTAAGGTATCATCAACATAATATGATAAAGAATCACCAATATAAGATGCCATTTCAATGAACATCATACCTGGGGATGATTCATTAAAATCAGAATAAGTTTTTGGGAAATATGTTTTAGCAAACTCAATTAAGTTTCCTCTATATTGAGCAAAATCTTTATTAAGGTATTTTATATCCTTACCTCTATTCTTAAAGTTTTTATTTGTTTTAGTTATAGCCATATTCTTATCCCTGTGCTGTAAATGTTACTTCGTTTAAATCAGTATTATCACCAATTCTAAATTTAACTGAAACATTTATTCTATTATTATCTCTTAATGTATTGGATGAATCAACTAAAATTTCCTCAGCGGTTACATATGGTAACCATTGTTCTAAACTTTCATTTATAGTATCTTCAATTCTACCCTCAAAATCATCAACGTTTGGTTCAAATAATAATTCCTGCAATCCACTTCCGAATTCAGGTTGTAATATTCGTTCACCTTTTTTTGTTAATAGAAGATTTTTAATGTTAGATTTTACTTGTTCTGATGTTTGGAAAGTTTGAGAAAATGCGGTATTTGTAATTTGAATGGGCAAAGATATACCAATCGCATAATCATTGAATGATTGCGTATCCTTTATTATCTTACTACCTAATTCAACTGCCATAATTTATATTACATACCCGGCCTCCAAGGACCTTTTGATTTATCCCAAGCTTTTATTAACTCAGAGTTATCTCTATTTAAAATTCTATCCAATCCAGCTAACCCAGTTGTTACACCCAATCCTTGCTTTTTACCAACAGGTTGTACATCACCATATCCCATTTTATCAACGATACTTTGTTGTCCCAATGTATGAGTACTTTGTGTACCAAATTCCATAGTCCTTTCAGATACCTCAGTTGGTGCACCAGCATAGGTTGGCGTTTGTTGTATATTATCTAACACACTTTTTGTTGTATTTTCACTTATACTAAGTGGTTGAGTTTGATTTAGTATTTGATTTAATACTGGATTCTTACTCAACACTCTTTGAGGTTGGGTTGGTTGTATTGATTCTATAATAGGCTCATCCATAAATGTAGGTTGTGTTGGTACTATTTGCTTGGTTGGTTTTAAAGCTTCTCTTAGTTGTTTATTTTCCTTTAACAACTTTGCCATCTCTTTTTTAACACCTTCCTTTACCAACTTTGGTAGGACTGATTTAATCTCACCTTCTACAATAATTTGAATTGCCTTTACTAATTTATCAGTATTCATTTTATTATCTTTTATATTACTCTCCTTATAAATATTTAAATTAAGTATTTTCGATTTTTAATCACAGCAGCAACCATCATCTTCAAGTTGTTGTTGGAAGCTAGCTATATAAGCCTTTACATCAAATGAATCAACATTCATATCAGGCAATGATACATTTACCACATTTTGTAATGAAGTATTCCCATTTAGAAAATCAGTTTGAGTATTACCAACACCATCAGTTTGACCATCAGTTTGATTATTATCAGTTTCATTGGATTGACCATCTATGTTTGATGTGTATCCATCACTACCATCAGGTTGTTCAATTACAGGCGGTTCAGTTCCATCCTCAGATGGGAAGTTGATATTTGGTATTGGAATTATGGGTGGTACTAAGTAACCAGTCCAAGGAATAATACCAGGAGCGGGTATTGGTGTTGGTACCGATGGGTATAATGATGTGGTTTGTATAATACCACCTATTGAAAATAAGTGAACTAATGCGGCTATTATAAATAAATCTACCATTATTATTTGCTTACTCACAGGTTTAATTGGTGGATAAAGTGGCCATACGCCTACATTTACTACTACATTTGAGTTTACAACTAAATTTTGAATTGAACCAGGTGCGGGTATCAATGGTATTGGGAATGGTTTCATTTGAGCACCTGCCCAATATGCTTTTACACCATTACCAAATTCGTTTATTAATGAAAATTTATCAGATGGAGATGCCATTCCTTTTAGTAAAGCAATAGTAAATAAAGCTTCCATCAATTGTTTATTGCCAGTTTGAACTGATTCAAAATTTATGAAATCCTTACCACGCTTTACAGCTGCATCATATTCTTCAGCCCAAACTTTAGCTACTGTTTTAACTGTGTTGGAATTAATTACACCAGTCTTTCTTATTACATTTAGTTTGAATAGACCCCAAGACATTTATGATGTTTTATTTAAGTTACTCAACATAGTTTTGAGTGATGTCTTTACTTTTGTGAAAGATGCAACGTTAAGTGGAGGTGCTGATAATCCAGCTGGTGTTATATGAGTCATTACCTCAATAGCAGATATTAATTCAGTCATTAAATTAACTAAAGTTTCACCCTTAACCAATGATTCTAAGTTTTGGTCACCAATATTAACTTTACCATTACCAGTATTTAAGTTGATATCTCTATCGTTTGTTTTATAATTAGTATCACCATCCAATGTAACATCAATACCACCAGTGGCATCAATAGAAAATAAACTATCAGTTATGATACCAACATCTTTCTTTGATACTAATATCATTTCAGCTGCTTTAGCTGATAATACAATTCTATCTGAATTTAATACAATTTGATTTCCTTTTAATTCAGATGGGTAGTTTTTAAAAGATATATGTTCGTTTTCAGTTGGTAACGTATATGGTAATAAATGACTACGACTACCTAAAAATATAATGTTACCATCTTTATTTATATCTTCAATTGTTGTTTTACCAATTGGGGTTGCACGTGATTCACCATTTTCATCATTACGTATTGTAATGGTTGGGTATAGTTTTTGGTCTGGGTTATTATACCCACTAAATCGTATTGATTGACCAAATCTACTTTCAACAAAAGTATCACCCTCAAAAATACGTAATTTGTGTATATTTAAATCTGATTCAAAATACTCACCATAAGTATCAGTACTCACATTATCAGATTGTGTACTCCTACTTACTCCTGTTTTTTGAACTTTATTATAATCGGATGCATTTGTTTGATTAGGACCTTTATCTTTTGTAGTTGATTTAGATATGATATTAGAATCACCAGATACGTTTGGAGTTGCTGATGTTACTACTCTCTCATATTGCAATCCAACACCATCAACTCGTATAATTCGTACAACTTCGTTTTTTAGAGGTAAAGCAGTGTAATTACTATTATAGGGAATTGCTATTGGTAAATCATTTTCACTTTTTTCATTAGATGATTGTAATCTATATTGGATGGCTCCAATGTATTTGGCTTTTTCATTCTCAGGTATTTCCTTTATATCCAATAGTTCATCATCTATATCAAGTATGACTTTAAAAACAACACCAACACTACTTTTATCGTTAGGTCTAATATCAATTTTTTGGTTACTACCAATGGATATGTCTCTACTACTACCTATTCCCATTTTACTTTTCTAATTTTTGCTTTACTTCTTCGATTTCATTTTGCATATCATCCAAACGTTCAACTTCCATTTGAACTTCATCGATTTGTGATAACAATTGTTCTCGTTCAGCATCAGATAAGAACCCAGCTTCACCCTCACTCTTAGTACCAGCAATCATAATTCGTTGAGCTATTGTAGCAAGTTTAATTAATGATTCATCGTTACGAACAGATGTATCAATTAAATCTTTAATAAGAGGACCTATGTATCTCATATCATTTGGATTACGAACTAATTTTCGTAATTCAGCGATTACTTCAGAGATGTGTCTCTTCTTATTAATTTGATTATTGTAGATATCCTCAAAAAGTCCACTTAAACTTTTACCAGGAAATATTTCGAAATCATTTGACATAGCATATTGATATTGTATTCAATATATAAATATCAATAAAGAAAAAAGTATGGGTTGATGTTATTTACCCTGTCCCCTATAAGCTTTCTTATAATGTTTAGAAGCTTTGTTGTTTGAAGTTCTCGTCTTAGAATGTACACCTGGTCTTGATATGTGCTTCTTCTCTAATTGATTTGATACCGCTTTTGCCATAATTTCTTAATGTAATATTTCATATAAGTATTAGGAATTAATCTAAAGCACCCTCAATTGCCTTTTTCATTGCAACTGAAAATTC